ATTTTTCTATTATTTTATTATCTAAAGGTATATCAGACTCTTTAACCTCTATTCCTTTGGATACTATAACTTCTAAGGGCATATAATTTAAAAATACTAAAAATGTTTTCAATTGTGACCAAAATCTTTTATCGATCTTATAAAACAACATTTTAGTTGCTGCTGTATTACCAAATAAGTTATAAATTACAACTATATGATTTAATATTAATCTTTCTTTTAAATTTTTTCCTAATACGTATTTTCTTAAAAGACGTTTAAGATACTTAAATCTTTTTAAATCATCATAAAATTCATTTAATCCTGAACAACTTGGATTATCATAGTGTTTTATAGCATACATAAGAAAATTATTTTCGTTAAGTTCAATGCTCATTAGTATACTACGTTCGCTGTCCCCCCAACTACAAACCATTTATTATTGGTATAAAGTAGAGTGGAAGCATCACCCACGTTATTATATTCTACATTGGCAGAACCTGCCAAATTTCCAGTTAAATTATATGTACCAGTACCAGAAATATAGGTTATATATTTTAATTGATTGGGTGCACCTGTAGGTATAGTAATATTCCCTCCCGAACCATCTCCTACTAGATGTGTAATAATACTTGTATTATTTACTATACCAGGTGATGCAAGTGTTTGAATCCCTGAAAAAGTTAAATTTCCCCCAATATTAACATTAGATAAAGATTTACATAGGTTAGCAACAGTAATTTTTTTACTTGTATTACTTTGAACCAAATATAGTAAATCTGCTGCTGCTGCTGACGTAGCAGCAGTAAGCTCTGATACTTTAGAATCAGCCATTATGGTAATGTATTTTCAAGATCAGGTAAAGTCTGCAATGTTTCTATTACTTTAAATACTGCATGATTATTGGTAACAAGAACATTGGCATTAAGAGTAATTGTTGTATTGTTAGTTACTGCAGTCACTGTAACTGCATCAATTACATTTTGTCCTAAAATTACAATTTTATCCCCCACTACTAGATCATTTGCCCAATTTGAACCATAACCAGTTAAAGTAGTATTGGAGGCTGCAGCAGTTGTATTTGCATTACCCATAAGATACTTTGCAGATACCCAACCATCTGTGCCTGGTACCACAAAATATTTTGCTCTTACCATAGTTTGTGCTGTTTCAGTAGCATTCATAGCATAATTTACATTTAAATTAGCAGCATCAGTAATTACAGTGACTACTCTTGCATTTGTAAAATTACCTGTACCCAAAGGTCTAATTAAAACTGTATCTTTTACCTTTAATTCTTCTCTACGAGTTGCTGTAGGCAAAAATTGAGTATTTGCAAAATTAAAACCTGAAATTACTACAGAAGAGGATGATACATTCACAGTACCTTCAAGGGGCAATGGAAAAAATTGTACTGTAACTCCCTCTACAGTAGCATTAGCACTTGCCGCCCATTTGGGTGCGACAGTTCTTAAATAACTTGATGGCATCTTGCCTCCTTATTTATTTCTAGAAGCAATACGCTTCATAGTTCTGCGTTCGGTAGCAGTTGTGCCTTTACCTTCACCCGATTTAATTCTTCTAGATACTCTAGTTACTCCGGGTTTAGTTCTATCTATATCCATGTTAAGTTCTGGACTGTATTCCTTGTTCCCCATTCGAGTCGCTTTATAACTAGATTCTATAATACCTTGTTTAATCAATTCTGCTTCCGCTATAACTTCTATATTATCATTTTCAAATGCTTCATTAGCAATGGAAACAATTTCTTGTTGAACATCTTCATCCTCAGAATCTACAATAGTATTTATTGCATCTAAATAATCTTGATATGTAATTGAAGAAGGAATGCTTATTTCGTATGTATCTTCTATTACAAAATTTACTTTAGTAGTTTTCTTTATATCTTCACATTCTTCCATCTTGGATTTTTTATTAGCACGTTTTGTCATACGATTCTTAGCACTTGACGAACCACAATTACCTTCTTCTACACTTTTATCATCAATATACTCTACTTTTTCTGTATCTTTTTTATAATTAGATTCACTAAGCATTTGTTTATAGGTTTCAAATAATTTGTTTGAAATTCTTTGCATTTTAGTTCCTTTTAGGTAATTATTATATTTATTTTATTTGATTCCTAAACCAGCTGAAACAGAGTCTTTAGACCAAGCTTTACAAGACCAATACCTTGCTTTATACTTTGGTCCTGGATCATCACAATTGTGTCTTGCTCTAAAGCTACGTCGTCTATCTGGATTACTTGTTTTAATAGTAAGTCCAGTAGTATCACCAAAATTAACTTTTACTACATTCCCTTTATCATTTTTAGTATAAACGGCAAATTTGCCTTTTCCGTCAGATGTTCTAAAAGGTTTATTAAGTTGCACGGTTTTACCATTCTTTTTTGCTTCTAGAAGTTCTAAACCTTTTATAATTCTATTCTTAGGCTCAGCTTCAGCAAGATTACCTTTATGATAAGCTCTAGCTGCTGCCTTAGGTGTATCATGAAGTGTAGTTTTTGCAGTAAATGCTGACGATGAACCACCTGCTGCATAGTATTTACCAGTTTCATTATGCTTTAAAATATTAGCACCTTTGCCTTTGCTAGCAGATTGTGTATATCCTACAAAAGTTCCAGATTTTCTTTTAATCTGTGAAGTACTTCCTGCTGATTTATAGTGATACAGTTCAGTATCTTTTTTAGATTCTAAAGTTAATAAAAGTTCTTTAAAGGTTTTCATTTTATTACTTATAAATTGCTGCAAAACCGCTAGGATGAATCTGGGCTTCATAATGACCCAGTCCTCGTATACCAACTTGGGCATGATGAACTTTAATTAATTTTCCGCCACGCATTCTAGGACCATCTTTGTCCATAAAATGCCCTTCATAAGACTTACCGTTATGATGTATAGTCACTTTATCACCGTAAGAAAATCCACCATGTCTTTCCACCTTGTCTGCACTTTCCATTTCTCTATGCTGAGTCTCAGAATGTTTGTCGTCAGACTGTGTGATATGAGGTTTGCCTGTTAAACGATTTATATTAGGATCATCTTTATGATCACCAGTTACTCTAGCATGTGCTCCAACCGCCATTGTTGCTGCTAGAGCAGCACCAGCTAATTTCTTTTTCCAATCTTCTTTCATAGTTTGTGTTTCTTCAATATCCCAATCTTCATACTGTTCTTCACCTGTTGGTTCAAAGTCTTCCTCTACTGAACCATAAATATCATCATTACAACTATAATGAAAATCAAGTTCTTCTCTTAATTTAAAAAATGTTTTTTTCGTAATTTCCTCATCCACTTCCTGATCATTATTTTTAAGATAATCATGAACTGAATCTATATAATGATCTGCTCTAGTAATTTTAGATTGTATCCAAGAATCTAGTTGTTTATTTTTTTTCATCATCTTGGAAAGATTTTTTGCTTTAGTTGCAATATTTTCAAGTTCATCTTTGGCCATACCTCCTTCATCATCTATACCTTCACTCACAGATTTCCAACTTCCTCCCCTAGATTTATACCATTTAGCAGCCCATCCATTAGCATAAGCAGAAGGATATACATCAAATTTAGATTTAGCTAAAGCTTTAGCTCTGGACCAAAGAGCAGGATTAGTAGGTTTATTTGCTTCTTCTAAATTCATTTCCTCTGTCCTAACATTAATAGGTTTATTGCCCTTTCCTGGTCTATCTGCAACTGGATCTTCTCTTCTTTTTCTTCTTGCAGCTGCTGCTCTATTTTCCTTACTCATTGCTCTTGCTTTAGCCAATGGTAAACATTTAGGTTTGCCTTCACCTTCTTCTCTAGCACAGTCACCTTTAATATTTCCTTTGGTATCTAATCGAACCCATCTATCTTTAAACCACTTACGAAGATCTTCTTTAATCATTTGAAAATGCTTTAAATGTAGTTTCGGCCTTAGGCATTCCCCAATAAGATGCCTTCCAATCATTTTGTTGGATAACAGATAAACCTTGCCACTCATATTTATGGCTGTTTAATTTTTTTACAAAATCATGCCAATCTGTGGATAAAATTTTATTCTCTAGTTCCTTCTTATTTTCGAATGCTTCGTTAAAATTTCTATAATCATTTTCTATATGTATTACTTCCAATACTTCTTCCTTATTAAAATATTCTAATGCAAAATCTAAACCCCATTTCTTTCTTAATTTAATGTACTTTTTACATTGAGGAAAAACTAAGGACTTATTATTTACTTGTTCTTTAGCTTCATCACATAGTTCCCATCTCTGTAACATTAAACTATGATCTAAATAGAAATTTTCATTTTCACATTCAAACCATATTTTTTGATCTGCTTGATGATTAAGACAATTACTTAATAAAACATTATTTACCCTATAAAATTCTTTTTCCAAATTAGACAATTCAAATCCATCATTATCAAAATACATTAAATTTTCCTTAGTAAATAAATATTCATCTATTTTATTTCTCAGTGCTAAATCATTACTAAAATTATTAGTAGTAATTTTAAGCATTTGTTATATCGGCATTATCCAGAGGTCCGTTAGTTAACCAAAGTTTACAAGATCTGGTACCTGCGCATTTAAAATGTAAAATGTTGCAGTAACCTAGATCTGCTTTTTCTGCTGTAGCCATGGTATCAGCATTTTTTTCTTTACCCTTCATACCTGTTTCTATACATTTTCTCATTCTATCAGATATATCAAATGCTGCACAATTGCTACATCTCATAGTTTTAGCATTTTCTACACTGATCCCCCAAATACTGGCTAATTTACTCCAGTGATTATTAGGTTCATTGGGATTAGCAGGACCATATAGATATTCATCTATAGCATATTGTCTATTTTTAACATTTTCATCCAAATCTAAAGTAGCTAAAGGACATACTGACTCATATAATTCTTGTCTAATTATACTAAATTTTTTCATTTCCAAATATACCTTTAGTTCTTTCTTGATTTAGGTCATTTTCCTTCGCATAATCGTCCAAAGCTTTTGCCAACTTAAAATCTAATAAAGTAAGACCGTTAACATCTGTAGTTGTTGTTTTAACTGTAACTTCTGTAACATCCTGTTTTATTAAAGAAAAATGATCTAATTCTTCACTTTTATCATTAATAAATTTTATAAAATCAACAGCTAAACGATGATCCTTCGCAATAAATTTAGCCTGTAGAACTCTATGGTCTAACATTTCCCAATTAGGAATCAGTTGTGCTCTCATATTATTTAACTCAGAATTAGAAATAAGTTTTTCTTCTTCACTATTTTTTCTAAATACGGCCTCAAAAATATAATTTTTAAAATTTAATTTCATTTTCTAACTAATCTATTTTTTTCTATTTCTCTTATTCTCGGTAACATTTTCACTGCCAAATTAGATTGAATTGCTTTTAATCTATTTACCTGTGCTTCTATTTGAGATTTTTCCTGTGCAGACATCAAAGCCTTATTTCTTCCACGTAAGAATCTTCTCATCAATGCTCTTCTTGCTGCTTTTTGAGCCCTTATTTGTAAAGTTTTAACATCTGATGCTCTTAACAATTTCATCATTTTAGCTGCATTTCGTTTAGAAGCAGTTCTTGCAAATCTCATTCTACGTTGTATTCTTGAAGTTGGTGATATTGCTTCATTTATATCATCATCTTCTATTAGTTCATCATCATTATAAAAATCTATAATGTCTTCCCAATCCAACTCATTTGCTAATTTTTCTAATTCCTTATCTGTTAGTTCCTTTTCTATAGTCTTTTCTAATAAATTTTCTACTTTAAATCTTTCATCCACATAAGATTTTGCAGTAGATATCTGAACAATTGGTGAACTAACTAAAGAATTATTAATATTACCTGAAAGTTTGTTCATATATGCTGCATGGTCTGACATATATTTTTCATGTAAAGTTAAAATACCTAATCTGTTTAATAATTCTTGAGCTTTTAAAAAATGGTAATTAAAATCATGTAGATGTTTTGAAGTTGCTAAACCATTAGCAATAGCATTTTTTTCAATACCTAAATAATGATCTGTAGCTTGAATAGCTTCTTTAAGTAATTCCTTTTTTATCATTATTGATCCAAATCTAAATAATTTTTGAAGGACATATTTGTAAAATTTGTTTTATTAAAAGAAGGTCTATTTATTACTAAATTATTTAAGTCCTTTATATTTTTTTGAAATATTTTAAACGCCTCAGGACATATATCAAAATTTTTAGTATTATAACCATCAAAATTTAATTGATTATGTTCCTCAATTAAAGCTTGTTTTTGCTTATCAGACATTAATAAATATGGAATTTTTATTTCTTTTATTTTTTCTAAACTAGGCACACATTTTCCTTTTTCGTTATCCCATTTTTCATTTTTAGGACATGTAATGTTTTTTATACCTGGTGTCATACTTAACATATATAGAGTACCTTTAGGATCACCATCATCGAATCTACAGTTATTATTAAAATCTTCCTTAAGAGAAGATCTTACTCTATTAAAAACATTTTCCTTGTCTTCATCAGATAGTCCTGACATCATGCCTTTCTTGAATTCTTCTTTATTTCCAGATATAGCATGAGAACGTAGTTTAGAAGCAGATATTCCTTCTACACCTGCTGCATCTGGATCTCTATGTCCTGCAGATATAACTTTTATTGATTTAAAATTATACTTACCATGTGGTCCTTTTTTACCATTATAATTATTAAGCAATTTATGGTATTCTTCTACTCTATCTGACCCTGCTACCATGTGTAAATGATGATATCCTGCACTATGTAATTTACTAGCAATGTGTAAAATTCCAGGTGATTCTTTACTAGATGAATTAACTTTTAAATTTTTAAAATTTCTATAAGATTTTTTTATTAAATTTACTTTTTCAGCAGATGTTAATGGATTTTTCTTTTTGTCCTGCGTATGAGACACGTATATATGAGGATGACCGTTTATTTGTTTAGCATGTTCAATAGTTTTGTCAAATAGTTTTTCATGTCCTATACTAGGAGGATTAGCTCTGCCCCATGCAACTACAGCTGTTTTATTCATCCTTAATATTTATATTTAAATAAGTTTACCAAAATTTACTATTTCTTGTAATTTTTATAGACTTTCTATTGACAAGACATTAAACTATTCTATGTGCCCTATTAAGAAAGATTGGTATTTGTAACTTTGCTTAAAAGTTTAATTGCTTTTTCGTGATTCTGATTATTAAGATGATTTCTTAATTGTTGTTTTTGTTCCTTTGAAGCTATTTTATGAAATTTTACTAATTCCATAACTCCTATTGGATGTTTATAATTAACAGACATCCCAAGTTCATTTATTTCTTTTTCATTCATCTTTGGAATCTTGGATTGTATTTAAGAGCAGATGCAATACGATTAGGTACAAGTTTAAAATGAATATTGCGTGTATTTTTATTGGCAACTACTATACCTTCATCTGTACTTGAAGCATTATCAATATGAGAAGTAAAATTACTAGGTTTATTATGTTCTAACGTAGATGTTAATGCCTCTGTAACCTTATTTATGTGATTATGAAAATCAAAAATAGATTTAAATTTGGGTCTATTTTTAGATACTTCATCTGCTATATTTTTAAATGATGATGTTTTTTGTTCTTTAGCTTTTGGTGTTTTTACACCTGCTTGTCTTTTTGCACTTATTTTATTTAAATGTTCTATATAACCTTCATGAGTTGGTGATGTTATAGGACCTGTTTTAGTTCTTAACGAATTCATATATGTTAAAAGATGTTCTTTATGTTCTTTGGATATATCAAAATGTTCAGGATGTTTTTTAACTATATCCTCAGCTGCAGTTAAATGTTTTTCTGCTAAATTTTGATGTTTTTCTTCATAATGATGAGTTTTAGGTTCATAAGAAGTATCTGCCACAAATATATCTTTAGAGTGATTCAATGCTTTAGAAGATACTCCTGATCTAGCTACATTATTTTCATATTCAGTATGTAAAGCTATTCCGAATTTTTTAGGAGGTCCAGAATGCCTGTATTCTATTCTATTTGGTGTAGATGAAGTATGATGTGAAAAAATCTTAGGATTATTAGTTGAAGATTTATTATCATTGTGCGTATATAATAAATCACCTTGTACAGTATGCCCAGGTTTAATTAAATTTCTTCCATGTTTTAAAACATGTTTAAGAGCAGATACTAAACCAGGGGCATGGCCATGATTTTTTTCTATATCTTCTTCAGTATAGTTAATTTTTGGATTTACATTAAATGCAGATTTTGTAGAAACAGAAAAACCAAATGTAGGATGATTTTTTAAAATTACACTTACTCCACCATCTACTTTTCTAGAAGTAAATACAGTATTGGATTTTCCTGTTTTAAAGTAATTATGTGTGTCTCTAAGATTACGAATAGTGGAGACAGCACCATTCTTTCCATGAAGAACATGCATTTGATAAGGATGATCTAAATGAGACAATTCCTTATTCACATTAGAATCTGTTTCTTCAAAAATGGAAAATTTTAAAAAGGATATCATTTATAGCTGATTCTTAGTTTTAAACTTTGTATAAATTAATTTATAATAATATTTATTAGAAAAAAAAGAGTCAGTTTCCTGACTCTTTTTAAAAAAAAAATAACTAGATTCTAGTAAAAACTTCACTTCCTTGTAATTTATAAGCTGCAGCTACCATTTGTTTACTGGGGTCACCTAAACGATAGGCAATCTTACCATTTTTTGTAGTATTACTATAAATGGCATATCCTTCTGAACGAAGTTCCGCAATACGAGGTCTAATACTATCCTCAGTAGTTCTTGTCAACCCAGCTAATTGTTTTGGTGTAAATTGACGTCCACACTTCAATACTTTTAAAACTTTTGATTTAAGCATAATGCCTCCTTAAAAATTGCATTTTTGGTATGCAAAGTACCATCTAATTATGTAAACATAATTATTTTATAAAAATAAGTCTTTTAATTTGTAGTCTTTTATATTTTTATATTTTTTAGATTTTCTTTGTACAGAATTTCCTATTTTTTTAAGATATTCTCTACCTATTAAGCCTTCTTCGATTTCTTTTATTGCTGTAATTATTTCTTTATTTTCAGTTAAAATTTTAGGAGAATATCCTTTCTTTAATTCTCTAGTTCTAGCTGCAGCAATAATAATCATTTTATACAGGCATTCTATTTTTTTGGCTGCTTTTTCTGAAGTTATTCTAGCCATAAAAATCCTTATGTGCATTTAAATATTTTAATTCTTTGATGTGATTTCTAGTATTATTAATGATACTATTATAATCAGGAGTCATTTTATCTAGATAAATGTTTAAATTACTGTTATGAAAACTATACATTTTAGGATTACCTGTACCAATCCAAAGTTCTCCTAGAAATTCTTGTTCCTCAACAGGTCTATGAAAAAATTTCCAATTTAATTTTTTAATATAATTGCTATTAGCCCACCAAAATCCTCCTTGGTAATGAGGTGCAGAATACATAATTTTACCATTATCATAAATGGCCATAGGATTTATATCTGTACCTACACAATCATAATAGTTTAGTAGCTCTAAACACTCTTGCCAATATCCAATATTAATATTTTCTAAATATTCTCTCCATGAACTTTTATTTTCATAGTAGATAGATTCTTTATCTAATCCTAATGCTCCAAAGTTTAAAATTTTATAATTATCATATAATTGAGAAAAACACCACATATTTCTAAAAATATGTTTATCTGCACTATATTTTTTTCTATTAAAAGGTTTTTCCTCTTCCTTATAACCTAAATAATACAGATTATTAATTTTATTAGGTGTAAAAGGTAAAGTTTCATGCCCAGCAACACAGATATCTATGTAATCTAATTTATCATATAAATTACTTTTAATTAAAAGATTCATTTGGTGTTTGTATATGTCTTGCCATAAATCACCAAATTGACCTATAATATAATATGATATAATCTTATTCATACAATTTTATTTAAAACTTAATTATACTATATTTAAATCTATTTTAATATTAGCTAATGTAGCTGGTTGCACTACTTTATCCAAAAGAGTTTTAGTTGTATCTGTACCATTCTTATAGATATCACCAGTCTGACCCAAAGTGTTTCCTATTTCAAGACCATTGTTTAATTTAAGCATACTGCTAATACTAGTATCATGTTTTTCATTAATTTCGTTTCTATAGGCTGTAAGTTGTGTAACTGCAGTAGCATAGTAATCATCGAAACCTGCTTGACCAGCCTGGGATATAAGATTATTTTCAATATTTAAAATATCGGCTTTAATCTCTGTTAATCTAGAATTAAAATCCAGAGGAGCAATAACATTAGCAACATTCTCATTAATAGTATTGCGTATATCTCCAAACTGTGAATTTAATTTGTCACTTATGCCCTGTGAAATGCCATCATAACTTTTTATTACACCTGTAACTTCATTGAGTCCGAAAGCACTACCATTAACTTCGAAATTAGGTAGACTAACACCACTTATATTATCGGTAAGTGTCTTTAAACTATTAGTAGCATCACCTAATTGACTATATAATCCTGTAAGATTGCTTAGTTGACCTGCATCTATTGTTCCTGATAGATTATTTAAATTAGAAATACCATTAGTAAGACTACTTAATGTAGTACTACTAATGTCAGATAATGGATTTTGAAATACTCCACTAGTTAGACTACTAAGAGCAGTCCCACCTAGAGCACTGCTTAAAGCACCTAATCCACCTACGCTTGTTAAACTATTTAAACCTATCTGTTTTAAAGGTGGAGTACCTTCAGTAATTATTTTTAGAGAAGGTAGTATTGGTGTACCACCTATGTATTTAAGAATTAAACTAATTACAGCCCCACGAGATATGCCCATATTTTTCCTTATTATAATTAATATACTATATTTTACTTTATATAATTTTTTTCAGATATATATTTATAAATTTATACATAAAATAATTTAAAAATAAAAAAAACTTATAAGTAATATGGTCCCCCGTTGAGGAATCGAACCCCATCCTGGATCTTATCTAGATTAATCGAATATAAACCGACCTGCTCTCCTTGAGCTAACGGGGGAGGTAAAATAGGGCTTTCGAATTCTTCGAAAGCCCGTATCGTCTCCCGACGATTAATTATTAGCAATGTTTTTCAACTCTTCAATTTCCAGATCGTCATCTTGTGCCTGAGAAGCCAGAACAATCTTTGGTTGCTTTATAGTTTTGGCTTTAGCAGGAGCCTTAGCCTTGACCTGCACCTTAGCAACATTCGGTGCTTTAGGTGTTACTGTAGCATTTTGTACAGTCGGAACACCTGTTTTTTTATTCATAGTATCATTAATAAGAGATTTCCATTGTTCAAAAACACCACCAATATCAATAAGATGTTGGCATGCTTCAGCTTTTGACATTGCTTGTGGCAATGAAATAAGTTCAAGTGGATTGTGTCCACCCTTCGATAGCAATTTTACTCTTGATGCTAGATCATTAGCAAAACGAACTTTGGTAACACCATTCTGAGTTGAAACACCTGCTACTAAAAAGCACCCTTTCATAATATATCCTCATAAGAAAAAATAATCACCATTAATATTATAAAATCAATAGAACATATTGTCAAGCATTTTGAATGAATTTTTTAATTGCATCGCTATGCTTACAAGATTTACGAAATTGAAAACCAATACAATCACAAGAAATATTACCATTTTTCATTATAACATTGTAAACCGAGCCTTTACATTTAGATTTTACCTTAAAAATTCTAGTATCATTTATATTTTTATAAAATTCGAAACCTACTATGTTTTGCTTTTTTATATGGGATATAGGGTATTCCACTTTGCCTGTATGTATAGAGACATAGTCCTCCCCTAGCCATTTGGGTGTTTCTACTATAGAACCTATAAACTTTATAATTTCCTGTCCAATGCCTAATACATTGGAAGTGTGTCTTACCTTAATATCTACAGATTGACCTATTGTAAATTTTATCATAATTTAATTATATTAAAAAAAGTAACACTTGTCAAATAAAGAAAATCGTTGTTCTAGAACAACACTAATTAAATTTATTATTCTAATTTTATAGCCAAAAGTAATCCGAGTCAAATACTCGGGGATTGCTGTTGTTAAAAAACAACACTACTCTTCTCTTTCAATAACACCCTGTTCCTCAAAAAAATCTAGGGTATCTCCTATTCCTTTATTAAGACCTTTTAAATAACATGCATAACATGCTAATATTAGTAAAGTGATTTGTCCTATATCCATTAATGTTACCGTAAATTCCATGGTAATTCCTTTTTTATTTTATTCTAATCCATACACCAATCACTTTTCCTTTCTTTTAGTTGTTTATACAGATCAAATTTATGTATAAATTTAGCTACTAAACTATTTTCTAACCCGTATGCTTCAATTTCCCAAGGGTGATCCCAATAAGACATTTTTTCATATTTTTTTCCGCACCAATATGTACTATTTTCTACTTCCATTAGCTCTTTGTTAAAGTATTGTTTAACATGAACCATTTCATGTGCTAATACTCTTAGCATAGTAGTTATTTTTTTAAATTTAGTAATTTCTATATAAAAATTATTATTTTCATTATTAGTACAATATGCTGCACTAAGAATACCTGGTTCTATTACTATAATTATTTCTAAATTATTAAAATTTTTACCTAATAAGACATTGGCATAAAATTTTGTAGCTTTTTTCAATAAAGAAGTTAAAGTATAATCCTTAGCGTTTCTAACTGATAACTTCATATCAATCAGTAAATTTATCTGGCTCTAAAAAATAACAGTTTTCCTCAAGTTCTTCTTTTTTAATTTTCTTAGGTTGATCATTAACTACTTCTTGAATAAGAAAAGGTT